TACTAGAAGTTGCCAGCGCCACCACGGGCAGCGTCTTGAACTCAAGCGAAGCGGTAGTGAGCGTGGCCGCCGTCGCCGCATTGGCAGCGTAGAGCTGCGGCACCAGCAGATACCACGCCGTGCCTTCTTTGGCGATTGCACAATCACGCTGTGGGCCTTCAGGGATCGGCCAGAAAAGATTGCTGGCACTTACTGTGTTCGGCGTCGTTGTCTGATTTTTGAACGTGAGGGTTTTCGACTCGTTGATTTGCCACGCGCCGGTAAACGTGCACACGCGAAAGACCTTCCGCTGCCGAAACTCCTGCAACGCGGCAAAGGCGAGCGGTGCCCCGCTCGCTGGCGTCAATTCCAGCGTCCGCACCACGCCCGCAATGCGGTCGGCACTCTCGCGCGTGAACTGTACGGCATCGCGTGGCGTTGTCATGTCGGCTCGGTTCCAAAGACTGCAAGGAACGCCGCCTCGGGATTCACGCGTCGCTGCAAGATCGCAGGCTGACCGCCCGTCTGCGCTCCGCTGCCGTTGAGTCCTACGGGATTCGGGCTGGCAACCCACTCGGAGTTTTCAAAATCAAACACCATCGCACGGCGTTTCTGTGCACCGTCAAGGAAGTTCCATCCGATGTCGGGCAACTGCAACTGGTGCCCGCTCTGGCGAAAAACAATCGTAGCGGTGGCGCTCCAGTACGAAACCTCGGAAGCGCCGTAAACCTCAGTGACGCGGTTCGCGGTGATCCCCGCCACCCGCAGCGTGCCGGGGCCGCAGCCGAGATACGAGTCGCTGTTGACGAAGTTGTTGACGGCAAACCAACTGGACGGCAACGCGGCGTAGTTCTTTTGAACCGTCGCGCGTACCAACGATTCCTGCGTCATCAATCCGGGGAAATAGTCGTAGGCAGAGTTCGTCAGTGGGTAGGTGGTTCCGTTGCCGCTGCCTGAGTAGTAGAAAAGCGCCGGGTAGTCGCCCGCCGACGCTTCAAAACTCCACACGGCGGCACGATCCACCGGCGCAAGCACTTCATTCGCAAGAACAACGCCGTACTCGACCACGACTTCGACGTGATACGGGCTGTTCTCGAATCCCTCGTTGATGTAGACCTGTCGGCTTTTCCACCCAGGAAGCGAGGGGTGTGTCAATCCAAACAACTGAACAAACCCGTCCACGACCGGCACCCCCAGCGCCGCCGCAATGATTTCGGTTTCGTCGGGCCGCGTCGTCGTCAACGTGTCGTCGCTCAAAACAACGACAAACCGCCGCTTGACGATAGCGGGCTTTCCCACCTCGCGTTCATAAGCCCGCGCTAGTTCTTTGCTGGAAACGATTGCCATCAGCCAAACCCTCCGAGCCGTGCCGCCCCGACGATCGCAACGGGCTGGTTGAAGTAATTCGACGCAGCCCCGGCGAGGCCCAACGCGATCTGGTTCAGAAGTTTCGTTTGAATCCGCGCCTCAATCAGTTCCGGGTCTTGGGCACTTGCGGCGAGGTCGAGCACCAAGGCGGCACCCTCGGCGGTGCGAACGTCGGTGGTCTTTACCGTCGCGGAGCCGAGGGTGTTGAGTTGGCGGACCCGCTCTTGCTGCCGTGCGAACTCCGCTTCCTCTGCCTTGCGGCGTTCCTCCGCGATGCGGGCCTGCTCCTGGGCGACGGCTTGCTGCTGGGCTTCTTGGGCCTTTGCCGCCTCTTCTTGCTGCTTCTCGAACGCCTTCTGGAACTCTTCCCGCTGCTTGGCGGCACCGCTGGCAATGTCCTGCTCCTTGGCCTGCACTTGGTCGAGTTGCTGCAGCCGCGTCAGTGCCGCCCGTTGGGCCTCATCGTCGCCCGCTGCCCTCGCAGCCGCCGCGGCCTCTTCGGCGCGGGCGATCTCGGCGTTGATCGCCACAAGGTTTTCCGCAGCCTTGATCCGCTCTTGATCGCCGCCTACCTGTTGCAGTGCAATAAGGCCGTTTACCAACTCCTCCTGCTGCAGCCGCGCCTTGGCAGCATCCTCGTCTGCCTTCTTCCGCTCGGCAGCGGCAATCTTTTCCTGCTCAATCCGCTTGGCAAAGAAATCTGTCTGGCGGGCCACTTCGATGTCATAGGCTTCTTTGCCGAGAAATCCGTCCCTAACCAAAGCCTTTGCTGATTCGATGCCGTCCTGAAGTTGCTTTGCCGCGTCGGCACCGGCCTGCCCAAACTCGGCCGCCTTGTCTGTGGCATCCGCTACGGCCTTGTCGGCACCTTCAAACGCTTGCTCGAACCCTTGCCCGAATCCCTGCTCCAACGCCTGCTGCTGTTCTTCAAGGTTTGCCCGCAGCGTGTCGAGTTGTTCAAGCCGAGCCTGTGCATCCGCGCCGCCTTGTTCGGCGATCCTTGCCCGCTCACGCTCGACGGCGGCAAGGTCGTCAGCCACCTTGCTGGCAGCGTCGCTCGTCTTGAGCAGCCCGTCGATGCGGGCCGTGTCTTGGTCGGCTTGCTTCGCAGCCGCCTCGTTCGCAGCAGTGCGCTCCGTAGTCTCCTGCTGGATCAACCGGTTGACTGTTTCCTGCGCTTCCTTGATCCGTGCAATCTCTTGCGCGGTCATATTCAACGGGTCAATGACGCTTGCCGTCGCTGCTTCAAATCCCCGCATCGCCTCCGTGACGGCACTGCCTTGATCGACCACGCCGCCGAAGAAATTGTCGAACTGCTCCCGCGTCTTTTCAATGTTCGTTTCAATCTGAAACTGCGGGCTGCGTTCCCGTTCAATCCGCTCGCGGAGAGTCTGCACAAACTGCGAGCCAGCACCGTTGCCCGCCTCCGCAGCGGCGTTAGACGCGCCGCCAAACGCAGCGGCCACGGCCTCGGTAGCGTTCTTTTTCGCAGCCTCTAGTTCCGCCTTGTTCCTTTCCAACGCTTCGTTGCCAGCGTTCGCCAAATCTTTTCCGGCCTGCTGCAAATCAGAGTCCACCCACGACCCCAGCCCTTCAAGCACTTTGCCCAAACCGATCAGCAAGTTGTTTCCGACAACTTCAAAGATATTGAAAACGTACCGCAGCCCCTCGCTGACGCCAACGAGGATGTTTCCGACGAAACGAAAAACGTCACCCGCATCCGACAGGATGGACGTGAACCCGTCGAAGTCCGCAAACACTTTGTCGAACACGCCAGCAAACATTTCCGCACCGTTGAGCAGCACGTCGGCGATTGTGTTGGCGATTCCTTGCCCGCCTTCGCCACCGTTGAAGTCTTCGATGAACTTCAAGAACTCGTCCGCAACAGCGGCGACCGCCGGTGCCAGTTGACCAATCACGCGACCGACAATTCCTTGCACCGTCGCGGACACAAGATCGAAACGGTCATTCATTTCGGCAATGTTGGCAATGAGCGACTCGGGCACAATCGCACCAAGTCGCTCGGCCCGTGCCGTCAGTTCGTCAATGCTTGTCGCACCCTCTCGGAACAGCGGGGCAAGCGCGGCCCCCTGCTTCCCAAACAGCGACACCGCAGCCGCAGCACGATCTGCTGCCGTCGGCAGTTGTGAGATGGCATTGCTAATCGCACCGAACTGCTCCTCCGGTGCGAGGCTTCGCAGTTCCGCAACAGACAAGTTGATGCCCCGCAGCGATTTGTCGAGTGCATCGCCGGGCGTGGCCTTTCCAATGTTTACGGCCAACTTCTGAATCGCTGATCCAAACTGCTCGGTGTCCACACCGGCCAACTTCGCCGCAAGCGAATATCCTTGAAGGGCTTCGACGCCAACGCCTGTCCGTGCGGAAAAGTCGTTGAGCGTATCCAGCGATGTGTTTACGTTTGTCACAAGGCTTGTGACTTGATTCGTCGCGCTGGTAAACGCATTGCCAATAAGTTGAAAGCCGCTCACAAGCACTCGGCCAACTTCAATCGTCGCAAGGATGCCGACGTTGCGGTTCAGCCGGTCAATGTTCTTGTCGGCTCCGGCTGCGGACTTCCCAACTTCGTCAAGGTCTTTGCGTGCCCGTGCGGCTGCCTTGTTGAATTGTTCCTGCGAAAGCCTGCCGCCATCGAGATGCTTCCTCAACTCCTGCATCTGCTGGTCGTAGCGTTCTTGCGGCCCAAGGTTTGCCTGAATGATCCGTGACGCCGCCGCCAATGCGTCGGCCCGCTCCCGCTCGGCCTTCGCCGCTGCGGCGTTCGCACCGCTAGCCTCGGCTGTGGCGCGGCTGAACGTCTCCTCCGAAATAGCACCTTGGTCGAGCAAGGTCGTCAGCCGTGCCATCTCGGCAGCACGCTGCTCCTCCGCGGTCGCGTATCGCTCGGTGATCCGCAGTCCCTCATCAACCACACGCTGCCGTGCCGCTTCGGCTGCGGCTGCTGCGGCGTTTGCCCCGGTTACGTCAGCAACCGCACGCGAGTGCGTTTCCTCGCTGATGGTCGCCTTGGCAAGCCGGTCGTCGAGGTCAGCCAAGATCGTCGCCCGCTTCTCGGCGTCGGTCTGGTACTTGGCGGTAATAACGTCCGACTGTGCTTGTGCCTGCCTGTCTTCTGCGGCTCTTTTCTCTTGGGCAGCGGCGGCTTCCTCGACGGCCCGCGTGAACTCGATGTTCGCCTCGCTCGACGCTGCAAAGGCCCGGTTGTACGTCTCTTGGGAAATGGCCCCCTCGGCGACGAGCCGGTTGATCTTCTCCAGTTCAAGAGCGCGTTTTTCTTCGGCGGTCGCGTACTGCTGCGTGACCCGCTCGCCTTCGGCAAGGATTGCGGCCCGGCCTCGCTCGGCTTCCAGCGCCGCAGCGTTCGCCCCGCTCGCCTCCGCTGTAGCCCGGTTGTATGTGTCTTGGTCAATCGCGTTGAGTTTGAGCAGCCGCGAAAGATTCTCCAACTCAATAGCACGCTTTTGCTCGGCGGTGCGATTCGCCTCCGTGACCCGTATGCCTTCGCCGAACGCGGTCGCAACGTCCTTCGCCTCTTTCGTCAGCCGGGCAAACGACTCCGCGTATGCGTTGGCGTCTTTGGTGTTTCGGAACTGCTCGGCTAGGGCGGCGAACCGATCAGCAAAACCTTGTTGGGCATTCGCCGCCGCCGCACTGGCAGCGGTGAACGGGGCAAAAACAGACGTAGCCTTTTCGGCCTGCTTGCCGATGCTGGCGAGTGCCTTGTCAACAGGCGAGAGGCTCTTGGCGAGGCTTGAAGCATCGCCCGTCACCTTCAACGCAAGTCCAAGAATGTTCGCCATCACTCAAGCCCCAACTGTTTTTTCAAATCTAAAAGAACGTCGCGGGCCTGTGCTTGATGCTGCGGCGGTTTTTCAAGCGGGATAAAGTCTTCGGCCTTCGGGCACTTGCCCCGTGGCGAGTGTGGTGCCAGCAACGCGCTGACAATCAATCCCGTCTCTGCCCATGAATCTCCAAGTGCTTCGTAATACCGCGTGTAAGCCATCCACTCAGTGAACTCCTGCGAGTCCATTCGAGTCATCAGTTCCTTCACCGTCATCTTCAGGTGACCCGCAAGGCGGAAGGCAAACCTCCGCGTGTGGGACACGTTCAGCCTTTTCCCAGTTCTTCGACGTCTGCCTCCGACATATTGTTGTGCTTCATCGCACGATCAAATAAGCGACTCATGACCGCCGCCGACTTCTGGCCCAACTGCTCAATCTTCTCTCGCGTAAACAGGAGTTTCCCCGCGTCGTCGCACAGCACCCGCTGCAAATACTCCGTGCGGAAGTTTTCGATTCCGGTGTCACGCTTACCGATCCACATGCGTTCGTAAGCGTCCCGCTCGGCCACGCTCATCACGCGAACGTAGACCTCGCCGTTCCATTCCTTCACGTTGATCTTGAGGAGCGTTGCGTCGTCGGCCGCAAGAATCTGGTCTGCTGAAAGCGACATTTTATTTCTCTTATTCCGGGGTGATCTTGAACGTCGCTGCGTACCTTGCAACGTCGTTGACTTTGCCCGCAATCTGCAACGACTGACAGATCGCCTTCGTCGTGAGCGTCAAGCCGCCGCCGGAAATATCCAGCGTGGCTTTCCTCCCATACGTGGCAATCGAAATCTGCGCAGAGGACAGGCACTTCACATCTATAGTGCCCATGTCAAATGCCCAGACGCCGCCGGTGTTAGTGCTGCCACGGCAGAGCGGCAGACTGCCGCCGACGTTGACGTTGATCTCCGTCAACTCGCCAAGTGCAATGCTATTCCACGTAACGCTGACGCCTGTGCATACATTCGCCATGACGGGCCTCCGTCACAGCAACTAAGCGCGGGCAATACGAACCGTGGCCTGACCGCGAATCGCGTCGTTCGTTGCCAGCGTCAGCGTGGACGAGTTCACCGTGTAAGCAACACCCGCCACCAGACTGACCGCATTGCTCACGATTGAGCATGTGCCCGTCGAAGCGTCCGCGATGATGCTGCTGCCGAGGTAGTCGAACTGCACTGTTCGGCCCGTGTCGCTCACGCTGCCCTGCAGCGGGCGATCAACAGTCTTGACCTGCGCACCGGTCGTCAGGCCAAGGTGGCTTACGTCAATCTTTTCCGCATCGGCGTTCGGGTCAGTGAACGAAATGACGATATTCGTGACAGTGTAAAGCGTCGCGCCGAGCCGGAGCGTGGTGCCTGTACCGTCGTGCGGGGTGGCTGACATTCTTCAAATCTCCTGCCAAAGTATTGAGTACGTTTGCGACACCGAATACAGCGGCGGTGTTTCGCCGCCCGCCAACTGAGCGAATCCGTCAGACTCGTTATCGAGGCTCACGTTCTTCACTACCACCAAGTCTGACTCACTGGTGCCATACCCATCCAGACACGCCCGGCACTAGTCTGCCAACTCTCTTACTGCCTCGTACGTCTCGGCGTAAAGGTCGAGCGTCAGCACCACGGTGGGCATCCCAATCGGGCCGGAAAGCGACTGCTGCCGCTGCACGCCCGACCGCCGGTAACAGGCAAACGGGGGCGGGGCAGACGCCGGTGCCAGCACCGGGAAAACCCGCGTGGCAACAATCGCCGCCACGGCAGCGTTGGCGACAAGAGCGTTGCGAATAACCGCCTCGGGAGATTTCAGTGCCATGCCCCCAGCGTGGCAGAAAACGCCGCAGGCTTGCAGCCCTACCCGCTGGCCGTGAGGGCACCAGTGATCGAGCCGGTTTTCTGAAACGTCAACGCCCGAATAGCCGCGTCGAGGGAAATCTTCAACTCGGCCTGCAGTCGGTTCGCCACCTCGCCCTTGGTTTGGTTCCACGCAGTCTGAATGGGGGGGCGACCGGCTACGCCGCCCGGCTGCACCGCCGAAATCTGAAACGGCTGCGACGACTTTTTGAAGTACGCTTTGTTGTAACCCGGCTCCGTCCGCACTTCGTCGCTTCCCGTCTCAACAAATTTAAACGGCCCGAGCCGCTTGAAACTCGACGCGATGTATCCGTTCTGCCCGCTGACCCAATGCACGACGCCTTTGCCCCGCACGGTTTCTTGAACGCCCATGCGGACGCGGGTGAACGGGGCGGTCGGTGACTTCCGCTGATACGGCGTGTTCGACAGCCGCGCAAACTTTCGCTCCTTCGTGCCAAACTCCAGCCACCATTGATGGAAGGCTCGATCCGGCCCGGCCCGCACAGTGCCGCCTGCGGCACTCGACGCGTTCTCTTTCGCCGCCCGCGTGTACCCGATCAGCGCGACCGCGCCGCCGGTTCGCGGGTACGCCTTTGCCTTGTAGGTCGCCGCCCGCTTCAAGTTTCCCGTCGGGCCGATTGGCGTCACCTCGCGCAGCCGCAAGTACGCAGGCCAGATAGCCTTTTCCAAAGCGTCTTTCAGCAACTCCGCTGCGGCCTTTTTGTCGCCAAGGTTTTTGATGCCTTCGCGCAGCGCGGCCAGTTCGGGGAACTCGACGCTGATCTTGATGCCCGCGACAGCCATTACAGCGTCTCCTGACAAATCAGTTCATGGATGCTTCTGTTTTCGTGTTCCAGCACCGAAATGATTTCGAGCGTCCGCCCCCGCCATAACAGCCGCATCTGCGACTTCAAACCCGGTATGTGCCGCATCCGCACGCGGTGGGAAATCTCTACCTGTTGCTGCCCGGCCAGCAGCAACTCGCGGGCCGTCACGCCTTGCACGTCGGCCCACACGGTCGCAAATTCGCTCCATGCAAATATCGTTTCGCCAAGTGAGTTTCTCGACTCGCTCGACTGCTGCACGGTCACGCGTTCGCGGAGTTGGCCCGCTCTGATCATATTGCTGTGCCCTCGCCAACAATCACGATGTCGTAGGTCGCCCCAGCCGTGGAGGTCACGTACAACGTGGCCGAGGTCGTGCCCGCCGCCGTTGGGTTGACGTTCACCAGCACGCCCCCCGGTGCAACGCTGCCAGTGTAAGCACCCGTCACGGTCAGCGTGTGCGTGTCGCCAGTGTTCTTGAGATAGATCGCCTTGAGGGCCGTGAGGTTGACCGTCACCGCCGCCCCGTCCCGCGAGTCGGAGAGTGCCGACAGTTGGAGCGTGTCGGTGCCGCCCGACACCCGCGAGTCGCTCCACACGATTTGCGCTTGGTTCGCCGCCGTGCCTTCGGTCAGCGAAGTAAAATAGTCCGCACGCGTCACCCGCGTGTTGCGGGAAATGTCGGCGGTGTCGGTTTCAATCGCCACCAGATTCACAAGAATTTCGGCGGACAGGCTCATGTGTAACTCCCCCAAGAAACGCTATCGAGTAGCGACTTTGCACCCAGCGGCACCTCGCTCATTGTCGCGGCGTCAACCGCTGCACGCTGCTCGTACCAGTGCAGCACCAGCATGAGTATCGCGTGCCTGACCCGCGTAGGTACGCTCGTCCCGGCATCGCCGTATCCGCTCCACCATGTGACCGATACGCTGTTTTGATCCAACAAATGCGACGGCCACGACCCCGCGTAGATATTGCGAATCACACCCGGCGTGGCATCGCGGTCAACCCGGTACTGCGTCGTGCTCAAGGTCGCCGTGCCGCCGTTGTCGCCGGTTGTGTACGTGATCGCCACCGCCGTGGCCGTGCCGCTGGAAACCATCGGCGGGCGGGGCAGTTCAATCTCTGCCGGGAACGCGTCCAGCCGCATCACGTACTGCTGCGTGACAAGGCTGCGGTCAAGGTAATCCTCAACCCACTCTCGCGCCGCAGTAATCAGTGACGAAATGTAGGTGTCGTCCGTAGTCGAATCGACGCGGCAATGCGACTTCGCCTCGGCAAGCGTCACAGGTTCGACCACGGGGGCGGACGTTCGCCGCAGGCTGCGGTAGCGTTTCATTTCTTCTGCCTCCGGGGGATGGCGTCTGCGGTTTCGGCGGCGGGTTCAACGCGGGCGTTTTCAACCAACTCCCGCTGATCGTCTCGGGCCGCGACCGCGTACTCCCAAGCGATCAGCGACTCGGCCTGCCGGTCTGGAAGGTCAACCACCTCGCCGCGTTTGTACGCCCCGTGTGGCTTCGTCAGTCTGATTCTCATTCTGACACGCTCCACGCTTCCTTCGGCGGTTTCTTTGTTTCCTGCCACTCGGTCGTGTACTGGTGAACCGGAGCGGCAAAGTTCTTCCCCGGCCACGTGATCGTGTATTCCCCGTGCCCGATGCAAACTCGCGGAGTCACGTACAGCCGGTTGCCGCACTTCTTGAACTGCCGCCAGAACGATATATCGGAATCAGTTCTGCCGTCACCCCAACCGCCCGTCGGGTCTGGCTGTTCGTGAAACCAAGGTTTCGCCATCCGCTTGAGTGCCCTTGTCGAGATGATCGTGCAGCCGAAATGAGCCGTATCGACTTGCTGCACCGGCTCGTTGAACCACCCAAGCGGCAGGCTCGTCACGCCGCCTTCCGGCGGGTTGTCGAGCGTGTCAAGCAGCGTCAGCATCGGCCTGCCGTCTTCACGCTTTGTCTGCAGCGGGGCAAGGGCGTCGCATTGGAACGACATGGCAAGGGCGAACAGGTGTTCAACCGACTCCCTGCTCACGAAACTGTCCATGTCCAGCGTAATGATGTACTCGGTCGTGTCTTGGAAACTCTCAAGCATCCGCGTCAAAACCTGACTCCAGAACGCACCCTGTCCAAGCGTCGGGCGGATGTGCAGCGGCATCATCGCTTCAACAAATCCAAACGCGTTGATCAGCGGCCCAAACCGGGGGCCAGACAGGATCGCTTCCGCACGCACGTCAACCTTCGTGTCGCCAATCTGCACAATCATGAAACCTCCAAAAAAAACGGCGGGGAGGCGTTTGCCTTCCCCGCCGCTCAGTGTGGTCACTGTGTCAAGCGATTAGCCGACGGCCTGCGTGTTCACGCCCTTGCTGGTGGCGTCCATCGGGCCAGCCTCGGCACGACTCAGCCGGGCAATCGTAGCCACGCCAACCGTCAGCGCGGGGGTCGCGTAGACGGTCAGGTAGCGGCTCTTGCCCCGCAAGTCGATGTCGAACCGGTGGCTGTACCCAACGGCTGCTCCGGTCGTAGAACCAGCAGCAACCGTGAAGTCGGTGCCACCCACAAAGCCCGACACGTTGGTCTGGCCGCTGCCAGACGCGTTGGACTGTGCAAGGCGAAGCACCGTGGCAGCAGCCGTAGCGGCAGCCGTGAACGGCGAGAAGGCAACGTCAATCGAAGCGTAGGCAAAACCGAGCGTGTCGATTTCGATTGAGTGAGTCGCGCTAGATGCAACGCTCGCTTCAACCTTCTCGACCGACTTGGTGGCGGCAACGTGGTTCATAGGTCAATTATCTCCTGAGAGGGTTTTAGGTTCAGCCGAACTTGAGCGCAACAACCGGGCCTGCCTTGGTCGTCGAGCCAAGGTCGTTGACAATCATCGCGTTGCGCGTCGTGGCAAACGTGAGGGTCTGGTCATATTCGATGTACCGCTCCGAAGCGGTCTTGATCGAGATGGCCCGACGCTCGCCAAAGATCGCCGACTGCGACAGGTCGCCGAACAGGGCAGCACAACCGGCGGTCGTGCCGGTCAAGCGGCTTTCCATCGGCTGCACCAGCGTGACCGGGTAGCCAAGGAACGTCTCGCCGAATCCTGCTGCCACGTTGTCGCTGTTGTTGCCACCAGCACCGGACGAACCGCCGGGGAGCATGGCAAGCCGCAGCATCGCGGAACCCCAGCCAGCCGGGCTGATGTACCAGCGGGCGTTGCGATTGCGTGCGTACAGCGGGAGCCGTGCTAACACGTCGGTGAAGTTCTTCATCGTCAGGTCGCCGAAGGTCGTGTTGCTCGTCGCGGTCACAACCGACGCCGAGTAAGCCGACTGCAGCACCTTGGTGCAGATGCCGGTCACGCCGTGGTAAGACAGCCCGCCGTCACCGATGAAGCCCGAGTTGTCGAACGCTTCGCTGAAAGCCTGTGCCGTCTCGACGGCCATAGCATCAGCGAGGTTGATCACCGAGTCTTCAAGCAGCGAGTTCGGGGTGCGGTTTGCCACGCCCCAAATCCGTGCGGTCAGTTCCACGTTGTCGAACGTCACGTCGCTAGCAGTTACCTCCACGTTCTCGCCAACGGGCCGGGCCGTCAGTCCGCCGGTGCGGCGGGGGAAAACAAGCGTGTCGGAGTTCATGCTGACCCGCTTGGCGTACTGAGGGAACACGCCGAATTCTTCGACTAGGCGGATGATCTCAGAACTCATTTCCGGCGACGTAAGAACGCCGCCAAGATTGTTGATTCCACCGGCCTGCGTGCGGCTTTCGACGCCGTGATCCTTGCACCACCGACGGGCCTCGGCATCACCGAACACGTAGCCCTTGAGGTGCATACCGGCACGGTAGGCACGCTCGCTGGCATCCGCACCCTTGAACGCGTGCAGAGGGCCGTGATTCTTCGGGACAGCGTACTCGCGCTTTTCCACGGCAAACTCCTTGGCTTCTGGGGCAACAACCTTGGCGGGAGCGGAACGCTCCAGCACCGAACGCAATCCCTTCTCCTTGACGGCGACGGCCTCAAGGAACTCGATCTTGGCCTTGATCGTCTCGGCCCGCTCGGTCAGCGAACGCAGTGCGTTCTCCTGCTCGTCGGGCATCGCGGCACCAGCCTCGCCATCGGGAGTCTCGCCCTCGGGAGCCTCCTCTTGTTCCATCGCAGCCTGAATCTGCG